TAACAGAATGTATTTAATATATAGTAGAGGATTATAATGGGTAAATTAGTAAGTAGTTTCGCTAATATTTTCACAGGAGCTGATGAAACTAAAGCAGCTGGGGAACGGGCTGCAGAACAACAGCGTCAAACTGCTCAAGGGGCTGCATTTAGACCAGTAGGAATGACTACTCGGTATGGATCGTCTCAATTCACTCGTACAACTGATCCTACTACAGGTCTTCCTTATATCTCATCTGCTGGGTACACTGCTTCTCCTGAGTTAGAGGCTTTGCAGAATCAACTGTTTGGTGGGTTTGGTGGAGGTGCTAACTTTGCTCAACAACAAGCACAACAGTTTGGGGCTCTGTCTCCTGCTTCTCAGCGAACCTTTGGTATAGCTGAAGACTACTTAGCTTCTTCTCCTGAGCAAGCTAGACAAGACTACATGCAGACTCAACAAGCTGCCTTAGCTCCTGGTCGTGAACAACAATATGGTGCTCTTCAGAACAGATTGTTTCAGACTGGTCGTGGTGGATTAGCTACTGGCGGTACAATGGCTGGTAACATGCAACAGACTAACCCTGAACTAGCTGCATACTATAATGCCTTAGCTCAGCAAGACTTACAGTTAGCTGCAGGTGCTGAACAAGCTGCACAACAACGTATTGGTTTTGGTATTGATCTATATGGTAGAGGTGCTGGATTGCTTGGTACTCAAGCACAAGGACTGAGCAGTGCTTACTCTCCATTACAGACTCAGTTAGGTCTGTCTGGTCAAGTAGAACAAATGGCTCAGATGCCGTATCAGTTAGGTATTCAGTTAGGTACTGCCCAACAACCTGGTCAACAGCAAGGTGTACAAGCTCTTACGCAAGCTGCTCAGACTCAATATGGTGCTACTCAAGCTGCTAATGCTGCTAATGCTCAGTTCTGGGGTGGTTTAATTAGTGCTGCAGGTTCAGCATACGCTGGTGGCGGTAAAGCACCTGCTAAACCAGTTGCTTAAGGTATAAGGAAAATATAATGGCTATTGCTCCAAGTTTTAGTACAGGTTTATTAGGATACGATCCTTTAGAACAACAACGTCAACAACAGAAGCTGTGGGCTGGTATGTACAGTCAAGCTTCATCTCCTTATGAGAAGATTGGAATGGGTGTTGGTCAACTAGGTGCTGCTTTAGTTGGCGGTCTCATGGGTGACAGTCCTCAGCAGAAGAAAGAGAAAGTTGTAGCAGATATTAAGCAACAGGCTGATGCACAGTTTACTCCTAACAGTCCTGAGTACTTCCGCTTTGTAGCTGAGAACTTACCTGCAGAGTATTCTGATTCAAAAGCCTATGCGATGCAAGAAGCAATGAAAGCACAAGCAGCTGCTGAAAAGACTTACTTAGAAAGAGTTAAGACAGTTACTGAAAACCCACAACAGTTAGGTATTGTTTCTGCTCCTATTACTGCTCAGGCACAAGCTCAGATTGCTAAGATGTCTGCTGGTGGACAACCACTAAATGAACAACAGATTACTGCATTACAAGCTTCTCCTCAGTATCAACAGTTAGTAGGCTTAACGTCTGCTCAACAAGCTGGTGTAGCTAAGCAAGCTCCTGTAATTAATGAGCAAGTTAATCAAGGCTTGTATGCACAAGCTCTTAGAGAAGCTGGTGGAGATGCTGAAAAGGCTGCTATTATCTATAATGCAAGAGAACAAGCAGAGAAAAGGAAAGTGGCTGAAGCTGGTGTAGCTCCTGCACCTGGTAATGTTCCTTTGAATGTTTTGAGTCAGGCTATAGATATTACCAATCAGTATACTAAAGCCCCTAAACTAGCTTTAGATAATATCGGTCGTATTGCTGCTATTGGAGAGCAGGTTAAAAAGAATCCTACTGTACTTCCACAGTTTAGACGTGAGTTAGTTAAGCTTGCTGGAGACAGTCAGATCGGTCAGAATGAAGTTAAGGCTATTTTAGGTTCTGATGGTTTTGCGTCTGATGTGATTAACGGTGTTAATAGCTTCTTAACTGGTGCTCCTACCAATGTTAAGATTGATGATGTTCTAAGAGGTGTAAAAGCTCTTGAAACCTACTCAGCAAATCAGTATGAGACAGGAAGACAGAAAGCTAAGACAGTTCTAGATCAGGGTCGTATTGCTCCTGAGACACGAGATGCTATTTTACCTCCTGCTTATCAGATGCCTAAAGCACCTCCTAAAGTTGGTGAGATTCGTGGTGGATATCGCTTCAAAGGTGGTGATCCTGCAGATAAAAACAACTATGTTAAGGTACAATAATGGCGAATCCTTGGGAAGAATATCAAGCAGCCCCTGCAAAGACAGGAACTGTATCTGTAGAGCCTTGGACAGAGTATCAAGGACAGGTTGTTGATCAACCTACTCGTGAAGATAAGATCAGTAACTTTCAGTACATTGCTAATCAAGCTAAACTAGGTCTTACAGATAGCCTTGTTTTAGGTGAAGCTATCATTGATACCTTTGTTACTGATCCTTTTGCTAACCTAGTTGGTAAAGGTGCTAAAGGTGGTATTGTTGAGCGATTTGGTAAGAATGTAAAGCGTCTACAAGAAGCTGCTGGTACTGTTACTGGTGCTCAAACAGAGATGCCTCCTCCTAGTGCTGTTGCTGAAGTAGTTGGTAGTGGTGCTCGTATGCTTGCAGATCCTTTAGGATACTTAGGCACTGGTGCTTTAAGAGCAGGTGCTTCTGTGGCTGAGAGAGTTGCTCCTGTTGTAGGAAGAGCTGCTGGTTTATTTGGTATGGGTGGTGCAGCTGGTGGTGGTGGTATTGTAGGTCAACAAGCAGAGAAAGCTATTACTGGTGAAGATACAGGGACTGGTAAGGCTATCGGTCAAGTAGCTGGTATTGCTGCTGGTATCACTCCTGCTGCAGCTTTAGAGACTAGTATCAGTACTTTATCTAACTTTGCTAAGCAACTTAAAAGCAAGTATGACATGGTTAAAGCAGATCCTGATGCAGCCAGTAAATCATATGCTACTGGAGCAGCTAAACGTCTAATAGACCTCATAGCTAAGAGCACACCTAGTAAGAATCTTGATGCTATTATGGACGAGTTCAAACGTGTTGGACAGGTAGTAGGTACAGGTGATGTTCCTTTACTTGTATCAATGAGCGATAATCCACTAGTTCAAACAGAAGTAACTCGTTTAGTTAAAACTTATCCTGGCATACGACAAGAAATTGACAACGAATTAAATACATTTTTACAGAACGTAGATCAAAAGAATATTGATCTGTTTGGTAATCGTTACACACCTATCTCTGGTGCTAAGACTCCACTAACAACTCAAATCAACAAGAACATTAAACTTCGTCAAGCAGTGGATGATAAGCTAGATGATTTGACTACTCGTTTTCCTGAGCCTGATAATGTTCAGTTAGGTCTAGATACTCAAAGATTGGTTGACATCCGTTCTAAAGCTGCTAAAGCAGAGATGACACCTATGTATGAAGCTATTAAAGATGGTGCTTCTAAAGCTGGTGCTACTTTGCCTGATACAGGTGTTCGTGATATTCACAGCTTTGTAGTAGCAAACAACATGCAAGATATCTTTGGTCGTCGTACTCGTCTAGATAATCTCATAACTAAGAACTTTGCTCCTCAGAACGGAGAGTATTTCCCTGCTAGATTTAAGGATGTTATCTCGCTAAAGGAAGAGATTAATCGTGTTCAACGCTCTGTAAAGATGGACGAAGTAGCTAAGATGCGTCTCAATGAGTTAGAGGACGTAGTTGATGCTGCTCGTCAACAGATTCCTGGTAATTGGAATCAAGCTCTGATGAATGCTGATAAACAATACTATGAGAAGATTGGTGTTCCATTCGGCTCACAAGGCATTAAAGACATTGGCTCTAGAAAGTATGCAGATCAAGTAGCACCTCAGATTGTTAAGTCTCCTGAGACTCTACGTCAATTCTTAAAAGCTGGAGGTAACGAAGGTGTTACTATTGCTGACAATGCAATCATGTCTGAAGTGTACAAGAAAGTAATCAAGAACGATGCTGTAGATCCAAGAGCACTAGCTAAGTATATCAAGGATAAATCTGCTGTTATTGATCAGATTCCTGGTATGCGTGAGAAGCTACAAGCCACTCTATTTGACGACAGCACTCTTAAGCTTGCTCGTAAGGATTTAGATGACAAGGTTGCTTTAGCTGAGAAGCAAGTTGCTGATAACTTTGTTTTAAGTGTTAAGGATTCTGATGGTATCTCTATCCCTAACTACTCTGAACTAGCTAGTCGCTTATTCACTGATCCTAGATTCTTTGGTAAGATTACTAAGGACTTGTCTCAGTTGGATAAGAAGACCTCTACAGCTGTAATGCGTAACATTCAAGCTGAAGTAGTAGAGAAGGCTCGTAACAGCACTGATGGTGGTATTGGTTTCTTAACCAGTCCTAAGAACAAGGCTGTTATTGAGAAAGTATTTGGTAAAGGATATCAAGAAGAAGTAAAAGATATCTTAACTATGTCTGATGCTCTACAGAAAGCAGATACCTCTAAGATAACAGCTGCAATTAAAACAAGTGATTTAGACGTTCTTGGTCAGCTTGTTCCTGGTTTAGATGTTCCGTTTGTTGCTTCTACATTACGAGATAAAATTTCTAGCCACTTTCAGAAGGCTGTAAGGCTTCTTAGTAGAGCCAAAACAGCTCAGTTAAGGACAGACACTGACGAAGCTATCAAACAGCTTCTAATGGATCGTGATGGAATGAGAAAAATACGAGAAGCTAAAAACACTATGGACTTTAAGCTACAGAACCCTGCTAGTTTAAAACAAGTAGTGGATGCTCTTGATTCTACTCTACCACGCTACATGTATGGTATTGTTAAAGAAGCTACTCTACCAGAGGCTGCTCCACAAGAGCCACAACAGAATGTACCTTTCGGGAGCTTCGTACAATAATGGATCCAATTACACTACTAGCAGCGTTTGCTCCTTTAGCGGTTGATTTAGGTAAGTCGTTAATTGCTAAGTTTGTAGCACCAGACACATTTAAACCAGCCACTATAGAGCAATACACGCAGATTAAACAACTAGATTTAGATATGTTCAAGGCTTTAAACGAGGCTGGTGGCTCTAACCCATCGTACTTGTGGGTAGAGGCTATCATCAGGCTTCAACGTCCTCTGGTGGTCGCTATAGCCCTCGGAGCATGGGCTTATACACACGTTGCTGGTGTCCCTTCTCCTGAAGTAGACAACTTTGCTGCTATTGTAGGTTTCTACCTATTTGGTGACAGAACTATGTTCTATGCTAAGAACGGAATTGCTAAGTGAAACTCACTGAACACTTTACCTTAGAAGAATTAACTGTATCTGAATTGGCTGAACGTAAGGGATTAGACAATACCCCTAATGCTACTGAGATTACTAATCTAATGAGGACTGCTCTGTTGTTAGAGCAAGTAAGGGAACTGCTTAAAAAGCCTATTATGATTAACAGTGCTTTTAGGTCTAAGGCAGTTAACGATGCTGTTGGATCTAAGGATTCTAGTCAACATCGTATTGGTTGTGCTGCAGATATAAGAGTGCCAGGAATGACCCCTAAACAGGTCGTAGAGGCTATCATTGCTTCTGATATACCCTATGACCAAGTGATTAGAGAATTCGACTCCTGGACTCATATAAGCGTTACTAACACTACTGCTAATAATCCAAGAAGACAAGCCCTTATTATTGATAAACAAGGAACTCGTCTTTACTCTTAGTTAGATACTCCAGCTATCCCCTTTTAAGAAGGATGCCATAATCCTTACAATACCTAGGTCAATGACTAAGTGAGTAGCATCGTCTTCCTCTATGTTAACATACTCAACCCCTATCATAAATCCCATAATAAAATGTAGTTCTACTATCATATCTTTTCCTTGTTAGATTTCACAACCACCTGCAGTACAGCTCAGCATTTGTGCTCCTTCGACATTATCGTCATACTCCTTGAAGTTCTCCCAATCTACTGTAGTTGGTACTAGTAACTTCAATCTGTTGTAAGCTTCTTCATCACAGTCCTCATAAGGTGCTTGCTTATAAGTACCACCATCCATCGGCAAGAATGACACTCCAGTTACTTCATCAAAGTGTTTGAATGTCCAAGCCCCCACATCCATCCATTCATTCTCTTTAACAGAGATTGTTACTGATGGTTTATGCTCACAGTAATGACGCTGGAAAATCAACCACAACTTCAAATGCTGAATCGCAGTTAAGTCTTCACGCAGTAGTCCACCTTCAGCTACTTCTACAGGGAAACTAAATACTGTAGTTGACTCAGGTTTCATCACACAAGGCTCTGCTACAAAACCAGCTTGAATCATAAACTGTGTCAGTGGGTCTTTGTTATCAGCTCTGACACGACGTATATAATATTTACTATGCTGAGGATGAATGCCAGAGGCGGTAGAGCAGAGCTGACTGACTGTCCCTTCTGGTTTGACAGCAGTAACAGCAACACTCTGATTAATTCCAATAGCGTCAGCATAGAAAGCATTAGTAGACACAGCAATATCACGTAGTTTCTCCAATCTAGCAGGTAAATCTACATCATCAGGATTATTCAACAAAGTGTTATCACAGATACCAGTCATCGACACACCTAAGAGTGCTTCTTCTTCAGTGTTCTTTTGCCAAATCTTACGCAAGTAAGGGAAGTCTGTTAACGATGCTTGAAAAGTCCCCAGGATTGTAGCAAGACGAATCTTATCAGCGATAGTATCTTCAGTATCATCAGAGCGAATGATGCAACTAGACAGATTACAGAACTGGTAAGGACGTAGAATGATTTCCGAACATGGGTTTGTTCCAAAGTCATAAGACGCATCACGTCGTCCATTCTTAGCAGCTTGCACCTTAGAAGCATCACGATTGAAGATTCCACGCTCTCCACTATGTGACTCATAAATAGAACTCCACTCTCTCATGAACTGTCCAATAGATGGTGTCTCTAAATACGAAGCTGAGTTATTAGCTAACGCACGTTGAGCTTGACCATCCCACCAATTACCTGCCTTAGCGTGTGCCATCTTATCATCAGATAAGTCTGACAAGCTAATCATTGCACTTCTTCTGACTCCACCCACAACAACAACTTCCCCGATTTTGCACAGAATATCATGACATTCAAGGGAAGTGAGACGACGACCTGCTGCTCCTTTAAACTTGGCGACACAGAACCTATAAAGTTCTTCCAAAGGTCCTGGTCCAGAAGCTCTACCTCCGAAAGTCTTGAGTCTAGCTCCTGCAGGGCGAACTCTAGATACGTCGAATTTTGGAATCTCGCCAGCATACAAAAGAGCCAAGAGTTGGCGAAGTGATTTTGCCCATCCTTCTTTAGAATCCGACACAACAATAGAACTCTTACTATCAAACAACTGCTCAGGCACTTCAGGTAACTTCTTGACATACTGTTGCTCCACAGAGAAACCGACACCAGTGCCACAGAGGAGGATATACATCGCTTCGTCAAAGGCTTTAGGGTCGTCAATAGGTAAATAAGAACAATTGAATGCAGCCACGTTCTGACGCTCTAACGCAGCTCCTGCTGTCATTACTGCTCTCATGCTTGGTACTACAGATAAATCGTTTACAGCTTGTTCTAGCTCTGCACGTAGCTCTTTAGTCAAGGTGTAGTTCTGCTTTGTTGCTAGGTGCTTCTCCATAAAATCAAAGTATCGTGCTACTGTTTCATTCCAGTGCTCACGACGACCTTTATCATCTAGGTAACGACTATATCTTGATTTAGCAATAAAGGTGTTGTAAGGTGTCATACTGTATGCTGTCATTCTTCTTCCCAGTCTACTTCTTTTAGAAGTCTATTATAATTATTCTCAATGATATCACTAAAGGTCTCAACTAAATCTTCTGAAGCTATGTCGAGTAGCTCCAGAAGTATTACTTCATCTAGACTCTTCAACCGTTCTTTTAACTCTGGCAGTGTAAGAGTATTCACAGTTTACTTCTTTGCTTTCTGTTTAACTGCTACTGGCTTAACTTCCATACACTTCTCAGCGAATGTAATAGCTTTCTCAGTAGCTTCTAACAATGCACGTAATTGTTTCAGTGACTCTTGTGGTTTGAAATCAGATACCCACAATTGTGTTGACTCACGTAGTCCAGTTTGTAATGTAAGATCTACCCACCAATCAGCAGCATCTTTAAATCCACCATCTACATTAACAAATGAATTCTCTCCTGGAAAGAACTTGTTAAACTTAATTGAATCTTTTACTTTCTTTTCATCACCAAACATTAGTAGCTCCCTTAGTTGTTTATGGTCTAACATATATTATACACCTATTTGTTGTAGTTGTCAATCATTCGTTGCAGATACCACTGTGCTTTCTTGAGATCTTCAACTCCGTTCTTGTGCTTCCATCGCCAAAGATACTTTATAGCGTTGCCAGTACACATAGCTTCCATTCCATCTAAATCTTTCACCACTTGTGCAATAGCATCGATACATTCTATGTCTCCTTGAGTATAGTGTGCAGGAGAGTTAACCATATCTTTATCATCTGCCATTGTCATCTGTTGCAATCTCTTGAAATATTCTTCAAGAGTTATTTCTCCATCACATTCTACTGATTGTCTTGCTTTATGAAAAGGTTCAGCTTCTTCATGAGAACACGTTTTATAAGGAGGAGGACATACTGTAGTCCCTGGAAAATCTCTGTAACTCCAATCCATTATAGATACCTCTTCTTAAGAAAATCTAGAGACACAAACATCTCATCAAAGCAACCATCATTAACCTCATGCAACACTACAATACCTCTCCAGTAGTTATTACCTTGTGGACCCATATACCCTTCGTCATGCTCATAGCAACTACCAGCTATAATGCTCGTAAGAGTTTTGCCGTCCGCTCTAATAGCGTAAGCAACTTGTCTGCCTTGTTGATGACCCACGACGCAAGACTGATGCTTCTTCGAGATGATAGCTGCTGCCGATCCAACTGGACGATTAAGTGCTCCTGCAGTAACGTAATGGGCATATAAAACACCATCAACAATAATTGGACACTCAAACGGTAGCACTTCCCAACCAGCTTTAGCATATCCAAGATCCTCTATTGAGATAGTCCCATCAAGCATTGAATCGTTCTCTACTGCACGATCTATTCTATGCTCATGGTTACCTAGTGTTAATATCATACGTGGCTTGTAGACCTTCTCCTTGTTCCTACGCTGTCGTTCCTGTAAGGTACGTAGTGGCTTGAGAAGAATGTCCATTGCTGCATGTGTCGCCTGTATGTCATGCTTATATCGTCTACCTTCAAACGATTTCTTTCCTTTGTCGTAACTGGAGAGACTTGGCATGTCCGCAAAATCGCCAATGTTAATAATAACATCAGGACGTTTCTTAACAATGTAGTTTCCAATCGCTTCAAGGAATGAGTAATCATGATCTGGTTTTACTTGTACATCAGGGATTATTAGATGTGTCGTCAAAGTAAGTTCCTCCGATTTGATATCCATATAAAGCAGACAACGCACGATTAAATACTGCAGTCGCTTCTTGATAAGCAGATCCATCAGGTATAGTTGTATTAACTACAACTGCTGTGCCTTCAGGTTCATTCTCATACTCTGTTAATGTAATATTGATTCTCATTTGTTTCCTTTCACTAGTAGAAGTACATCTACCTGGTGTTTTAAATCGTTAACTTTCTGTACTAAATCAAAGAAGTGCTCTGCATCTACAAGGGCTAGTGGCTTACTGTTATTCTGTTTCAAGATAACTAGTGGCTCAACTAATCCATGAGTCTTCGCTTGCTCATAATCCTTATATACTGCTATAGCTGCACGATTCTTACATTCAATACAATAGTTTACTAAAGACCTAGCTGCTGAAGATAACTGCACATCCTCACCTCCAGCTCCCATGCTTGTACTTCTGCAATCATCCAGCGTCAGTGTTGGGAATCTTTGAAGTATCTGATCCCTTGCCCACTGCTGTAGCTTTCTTCCCTTTGCTTTTGCTGAGCTTGGCTTCAAGTTTAATTACCTTTCGTTTAACTATCATCTGCTTAGGGATAGTAATGCTGTTATTGCACATACCATCTGTGATAGTACCTGCTAGTTCAATCTGTTGGTCATCTTCATATACAACGAACCCAACAGTCTTACATTGCAAGTCTTCTCGCTTAGGTTCGTGCCATTCTCCCTGAGCCAGTGCATCCAACCACTCAACTATTACTAAACTGGAGGCTGCCACATTTGGTTTGGTTCTCTTCGTATCCATAGTAGCTGCCCGTTCTCCAAGACTCGCTTGTCGTCTCCCTTGTAGGCTTCGAGTACAGTAAGATACATCTCCTGTTCGTTTTTGCATTCTTTAAGTAGCCTTTCCGCTTTAACTGTTCCAATGCCTTTGATACCGATGATATTGTCAACTCGGTCTCCCATTAGTAGTTGTTTATAAAAGTTTTTAATGCCTTGTTCTTCTTCAATAAAATAGAATTCATTCTTAACAAAGTTGAAGTGATCTCCTCGGAGCATGTCTAAATCTTTATCAATAGAACAAATACAATACTCACCTACTTGATGTTCATATGCTGCAATACCAATAGCGTCATCTGCTTCCTGGTCTTCAATCATTACAAACCCCCATGCTTTCTGCATGTAGTCTCTAAGTACTTGATAATGCTTAGGCTTAGCAGCTTTACGATTACCTTTGTAAGGTGCAGTAACAGCTATGTCATTCCTAAAGTTCTTCTTACCAGTCAGATATCCCTGATACTCGTTAAAGTTATGATAAAGAAGCATGTCCTCGATAAACTCACTACATCTAGCTAACGCAATTGACTCTGGTTCTTCTTCAGAACTAAAGCCAATGCGATAGACTAGTATGTCCCCATCAATCAGGGCTTTAAACATTAAAGAGCTTCTTCTTCCAGGTCAGCTAAGTTCACACCTTCAGGTCTGTACTCAATCAACTCCTTGATGATAAGCTTACTGACACCTACTCCAACACCCTTCTTACCTTGGAAGTTGTAATCGTAAGGCTTAATCAAAGCTACTGCTTTAGACCCATTAGCTACCTTAGACTTGATAAAGTTACCCTGCTCATCTACTGCAGTGATAGGATAGAGTTTGCTCTTAGCAGTGATGTAGAAGCCTTGATCTGGTTTCTTGGCATCGTTCTTTACGTTGATACCCATGTCCATCAAAGTCTTAACAGCATCCTTACTTAGATTGCTCAAGTCTACTTGATAC